GGTATATATATTTATATACGACAACTAATTTAATCAATCTTTAAACAAAACTTATGGCAACAGTATTAATTATCATTTTTTTCTCTGCATTAGTAGCATTAGGAGCTAATTACGCAATCAAATACCTTTCATATTCAGAGGAAGAAGAAAGAATACCTGTAGAAAATTATGATTTAATTAATCCTGTAAAATCCAAAACTAAAAAAGTAACCAAATCAAAAACTAAAAAATAAAACTATGACAATTTTTCTAATTTCAGCTTTAGTAGCTGTAGCAGCAATTTTTGCCTTAATGAAATTTGGCAAAATCGAAGACAAAGACGGAAACAATATCCCTGATGTTGTTGACACTAAAATTAAACAAACTAAAGAAGTAGCTAAAGAAGTTAAAGCTCGTGCTAAACGTGTATCTGAAGAAGCTGCTGATGTAGTTAAAGCCGTTAAAGAAGTAGCTAAACAAACAAAAGATGTTGTTGAAGCAGCTAAAGGCGATAAACGAAAAGGCAAAAAATCAACAAAATAAACAAATTAACTAGTTTTGAACAAGTTAGTAGAGATAGCTAAAGCTTGGATAATAGCAGCTAATCCAACACTAGAAGAAGAACAAAAAGCATTGTCTCGTTCCGCTATATGTGACGAATGTCCTGAAAAAAAGCATAACGATCATTTAAAATTCTTCTATTGTGATGAATGCGGTTGCCCATTATCCAAGAAAATCTACTCACCTATTAACTCATGTCCTTTAAAAAAATGGAAAATCTAAAAAAACAACTAACACAAGAAGAAATTGAAGCAATCAAAGACCTACAGTCACAATACAACAAAGCTGTATTTGAATTAGGAAGTGTTGAAGCTCAATTGCATTATTTATTAGCTCAAACTGAATCTTTAAAAACTGAAAAAAATAATATCTTAAGTGATATGAATAAAATCGGTGATAAAGAAAAAGAATTAGTAGATTCTTTACAAGAAAAATACGGAGCCGGTAATATTGATTTAGCGTCTGGAGAAATTACTCCACTCTAATCATTTCTGCGTTTTGTATGTTTTTTTAGATATTTATTACTAGACAAATTCTACTTAAAATAATAAAATAATTAATTATACAAAATGGCAGAAAAAATAATTTCCCCTGGTGTTTTCCAAATTGAATCAGATCAGAGTGCATATACTCAAGGTCCTCAAGTTGTAGGTGCCGCTATCGTAGGTCCAACTGTAAAAGGTCGCCCAATGGTACCTACTTATGTTACCTCATATAGCCAATTTCAATCTATTTTTGGTGAAACATTTAAAAGTGCTTCATATTACTATGAGTACTTTACTTCTTTAGCAGCTAAAGAATACTTCCAAAACGGAGGTCAAACCCTATTAGTAACTAGAATCATCAGTGGTTCAGCTAATATTAGTACTTATGCGACTGCAAATATAACCGCTTTAAATGGTGCTAACAATACAACTGCTTCATTTACCTTAGAAACTTTAGCTTGGGGTGATCAAATGAACAACTCAAGTTCAATTTCAGCAGGTGCTTTAGCTAGTGGATCTGCAGATAACGTTCGTTGGGAAATTACCAATGTTAATACCGGTAGTGGTTTATTCTCATTAGTAATTCGTCGTGGTGATGATAACAATGCTCAACCTAATATTTTAGAAACATGGGCTAATATGTCATTAGATCCACAACAACCAAATTATGTTGCTCGTGTAATTGGTGATTTAAAACCAGTATATGATGTAACTAATGGATTTGTAAATTACACAGGTTCATATGCAAACGCTTCTCAATATGTACGCGTTGCATCTGTTGTTACTCCAAACGTAGATTCAATTGATAATAACGGATTTTATAAATCAGGATCATATAGCGGTAGCTTACCTAACTTAGGTAGTGGTTCTTATGGTGGTTCATTCAATGGTGGTGTTCCTGCAACAACTACTCAACAATTAATGAATGAATTAATTACTTCAACTAACATTCAAGGTTACAGTCCTAATGATTATTTGAATGCTTTCACATTATTAACTAACCAAGACGAATATCAATTCAACGTATTATTAGCTCCTGGTTTAGGTTTAGATGGTTCAGCAGCAGATAACATGATTTCATGTGCTGAATCAAGAGGTGATGCTATTGCAATCGTAGATAATGGAGTATATGGTACTTCACTTACAGCTGCTGCTACAAACGCTTCTGGTCAATCAAGTAACTATGGTGCTACTTATTATCCATGGGTTCAATTATTTAGTACTAACTTAGGTAAAGTTGTATGGTGCCCTCCTTCAACAGTAATGGGTGGTGTTTATGCATTTAACGATCAAGTAGGTGCTGAATGGTTCGCTCCAGCAGGTTTAAATCGTGGTGGAATTCCATCAGTAGTAAGAGCTGAACGTAGATTACAACAAACAGATCGCGATACATTATATTCAGCAAATGTTAACCCATTAGCTACCTTCCCAGGTAACGGTGTTGTAGCATTTGGTCAGAAAACATTACAACGTAAAGCTACTTCATTAGATAGAGTAAACGTACGTCGTTTATTAATTTCATTAAAAGGATATATTGGAAACGTAGCTCGTACATTAGTATTTGAACAAAATACAGCTGTAACAAGAAATCGTTTCTTATCACAAGTTAATCCATACTTAGAATCAGTAGTACAACGTCAAGGTTTGTATGCGTTTAAAGTAGTAATGGATGATACTAACAATACACCTGATGTAATTGATAGAAACCAATTAGTAGGTACAATTTATATTCAACCAACTAAAACAGCTGAATTTATTATATTAAACTTCAACATTCTTCCAACTGGAGCTCAATTCCCAGCATAAGGAATTAAAGAAGTTAATATTTATTAATAACAATAATTAAAATAAAGATAAAATGCCAGTATTAGACGCAAACGAAATAATGTTTACAGCTTTTGAGCCAAAAGTAGCCAATCGCTTTATCATGTATATTGACGGTATTCCCGCATACTTGATTAAGAAAGCAACAGCTCCAGGATTCGAAGCAAACGAAATTATATTAGATCATATCAACGTTTACCGCAAAATTAAAGGTAAAGTAAGATGGAACGATATGACTTTAGAATTATACGACCCAATTACACCATCAGGTGCACAAGCAGTAATGGAATGGGCACGTTTAGCACACGAATCAGTAACAGGCCGTGATGGTTATTCAGATTTCTACAAGAAAGATGTAACCTTAAATGTTTTAGGCCCAGTTGGTGATGTAGTAGGTGAATGGATTATCAAAGGTGCATTTGTTAAAACTGCAAACTTTGGTGAGTATGATTGGTCAAGTGGTGAAGCAGCTATTTCATTAGGTGTAACACTAGCAATGGATTATTGCGTATTAAACTACTAATACTAAATTAATATATAGAAAGAGCTCACCTTTTGGTGAGCTTTTTTGTTTCTTATATATTTATATACGCACAAAAATTAAAAACGTTATATGTCTGAATTAAAGTTACCAACCGAACAAGTTACATTACCATCAAAAGGTTTATTGTATCCAAAAGAAAATCCATTATCATCCGGAGTTATTGAGATGAAATATATGACTGCTAAAGAGGAAGATATCCTTACTAACAGCAACTATATTCGTCAAGGTACTGTTATTGATAAATTATTACAAGCGTTAATTGTTAGTCCAATTAATTATGATGATTTATTAATTGGTGATAAAAATGCTGTTTTAGTAGCTGCTCGTATTTTAGGATATGGTAAAGATTATGCTTTTAAATATACTAATCAATATGGTCAAGAAGTAGAAGCAAATGTAGATTTAACTACACTTGGTGAAAAAGAATTAGACAAAGTTATTCAATCAGGTACTAATGAATTTACATTTACTTTACCAAAATCAACCAATACATTAACATTTAAATTGTTAACCCACGGTGATGAAAAAGCTATTGATGCTGAAATTAAAGGGTTAAAGAAAATTGATCCAACAAAAACATACGATATTACTACTCGTATGAAATATATTATTACTTCAGTAGAAGGAAAACGTGATTTAAAATCAATTCGTGATTTTGTAGATAATTATCTATTAGCACCGGATGCTAGAGCATTACGCGAATATTATAACCAAATCCAACCAGATATTGAACTAAAATTTATTCCAGAGGATGAAAACTATACAGGGGAGGGTATAGCTATTCCAATTAGTCTTAACTTTTTTTGGCCTGACTCCGGATTATAGAACTTATTTATTCTCTCAAATTCATGATATTGTATTTCATGGTAATGGGGGTTTTGATTGGGATACTATTTATAACATGCCTATTTGGCTTCGTAAATTTACCTTTAATAAAATTAAAGAACATTTTGATAAACAAAATGAAGAAGCAGAAAAGCAACAAAACATGTTAAAAAAT